GTTTTGCCTGCAAGCGGTATGACAATTAACGTACCATCTCTTGTAACTTCAGCGGGTGGCCAGTCAGGCGTAGCACCAGCTGTAACGGTTGAAGCTGAAGGCGGCGCTGTTGAAAACACAGGCATGGTTACTGAATACCTATCAGGTACAGTAAACAAGTACTCAGGCATGAACACAATTAGCATTGAATTGCTAGAGCGCTCAGATCCAAACTTCTATGCTGAGCTAACACAGCAATTACAAAATGCTTACTTGACTAGAATTGATACAACAGTGCTAGCAGCACTTATTTCAGCTGGTCAGCAAGGCGCAACACAGGCAGCTTCAAGCGCAGGTGTTATTGGGTTTGCTGCAGATGCAGCGCAAAAGGTTTACCAGGCAACTGGTTATTTTGCTAGCAACTATATTGCTAATCCATCACAGTGGCAGCTACTACTAGGCGCTGTTGATACAACAGGTCGCCCTATTTATTCAGCTTCACAGCCAATGAACGCAGGCGGTCTTACACAGCCAGGATCAATCCGCGGCAATGTGCTTGGTCTAGATTTATTTGTAGATAAGAACTTCGCAGTATCTACAAACATTGACGATTCAGCTGTCATTTTGGCACCTGAGGCTTTCACTGTTTACCAATCACCTCAGGCTTACATGTCTGTAAACGTTGTAAGCAACTTGCAGGTACAAGTAGCTCTATATGGCTACATGGCAACAATTGCGAAAATGCCTAAGGGAATTGTTCGCTTTAACCTAACCTGATAAATACCCACTAATAGTTGGCGGGGTATTAGCCCTATACCCCGCTAACCTAGTTGAAAGGAATACAGCATGGCCGCTACTTATGTAACGCAAGCAGAATTGCGCACCAATTTAGGTATTGGCTCTTTGTATTCTGATTCAACTGTCGAAGAGTGTTGCCAAGCTGCAGAGGATCAGATCAATAGTTTTTTATGGTTTGATTCTGCACCCGTTGTAGGCACCTCTTTAGCAAACAATATTGCTAGCGTAGTTTTAGCCAACCCTAGCATTTTTACCGTGGGCCAATCGGTAACTATTGCTGGGGCTGGCTCCACTTTCAATGGCACCTACACAATTACAGGCACACTGCCCTGGTCCACTGGATCTACTACAAGTTTAAATACAGCTTATTACTATCAAATGATGTATCAGTATCCTAATGGTTTAAGCATTATCCAGTTTGCTAAGACTGCAAGTAACGCAAACTTTACGCGGGTATTGCCATATGGCACAGCGATTGGCACAGATACAAAGACCACTGGTTATGCAAGTACAGCAAGTGTGCGCGAAGCTGCAATGATTTTGGCCGTGGATATATGGCAAGCACGCCAGGTATCGCAAACAGGTGGCGTAACTTTAGACGGCTACTCCCCTAGTCCATACCGTATGGGTAACTCAATGATTGCCAAGATTCGCGGATTACTAGCACCTTACCTAAACCCAAATGCAATGGTCGGCTAATGGCTACAGCTCTTACAACTCTTAGAGCCACTATCGCTACAGCTCTAGCCAGTCCAGGTGCGTGGCAGGTCTTTTCCTTTCCACCTGCCACCATCTTGGCTAACAGTGTAATTGTTGCGCCTGCAGATCCTTACGTAACCCCTAGCAATAATTCATATAACACCATCTCACCATTAGCTACTTTTAAAATTATTATGACGGTGCCTATGTTTGATAATCAGGGCAACCTTGCAGGCATAGAAGATACGGCTGTTGCTGTATTCAATAAATTAGCTGCATCATCCATTGTTTTTAATATAACCGCATTAAGTACACCCAGCGTACTAAACGCTGCTAGCGGAGATTTACTCACTGCAGATTTCACAATATCCGTACTAACGAGTTGGAGCTAGACAATGCCACTAAGCGAAGAAGAAAAAGCCTTTTTAATCAAGATAGGCCAAGAATTGCCTGTTGAGGTTAAGGAATCAAAATCACAAACAACGACAACCGAGAAAGTAGAGGAATAGGCAATGGCCATATTCTTATCCAATAACGTAGTGGCTACGCTTAATTCTGTAGTCCTTTCTGACCACGTAACAAGCGCCAGTATCTCACGTACTTTTGATGAGTTAGAGGTAACAGCTATGGGCGATACAGCACATAAGTTTGTTAAGGGTTTAGAGGCAAGCACAATTACTCTAGATTTCCTCAGCGATACAGCTGCAGCAAACGTGAACGCAACACTGCAAGCAGCCTGGGGTACAACAGTGCCACTAACGCTAAAGCAGACAAGCGCAGCTACCTCAGCAACTAACCCCCTATACAGCACAACAATTTTGGTAAATAACACTACCGATATTAACGGCGCTGTTGGCGATATTGGCACACAGTCAATTACCTTTACATGTAACTCACCAATCGTAATTACTACTTCATAACAAAGACAAAGGGGCTAAGACAATGGCAAAACTAAAAATCACTAGGGCTAACGGAGATGTAAGCGAACACGCTATCACTCCAAAAATTGAGTATGCCTTTGAGTTGTACGCAAAAAAAGGTTTCCACAAAGCCTTTAGAGATGATGAAAAGCAAACAGATGTTTACTGGTTAGCGTGGGAGTGCCTACGAGCTAGTGGCGTTGTAGTAGATGCTTTTGGTGCTTCATTTTTAGAAACGTTATCTAAAGTTGAGGTTTTAGATGATGACCCTTTGGGGTAGTGGGGCGGGGTTCTTTTGGTTACCTGGTTGCACAGCTAGCCGTTGAAACAGGGATCCCACCCCAGCACCTTTTGGATTTAGATCAAAATATGTTTAGGAATATGTTGAAAGTATTACAAGACCGAGCAAAGGAAGTAGAAAATGCCCAGCGTAGAAATAAGAGGTAATACAGACCTACGCAAGGCACTACGCCGTTTTGCACCTGATCTTGAAAAGACTTTAAAGGCAGAAATGCGCGCAGGGTTAGCACCTGTTGTAAAGCAAGCTCGTGGCTTTGTACCTGGCGTGTCACCTTTAAGCGGCTGGGCAAACAGATCCTTCAATGAAGGCAACTTCCCTACCTATAGCCCCTACTCAATTATTAAGGGTATTGGCTACAGCACTAACGTTACTAAGCCTAATAAAAATGGCTTTACTTCTATGGCAAGTATTTTCAACAAGTCAGCTGTAGGTGCTATATACGAAACTTCAGGCCGTAAAAATCCGCAAGGCCAAGTGTGGGTTGGTCCTAAAGCAGGCGGTACAGGTACAGGTGTAAGCCGCTCGTATAACCCTAAAGCTGGTCAGCAATTTATAGATGCACTGCCGCCGTTAGTGTCTAGCCTTAAAGGCCGTGGACGTTTAATTTATAGAGCCTGGGCCGCTAACCGTGGCTTGGCTGAAGGTATTGTCAATAAAGCTGTGGACAAAGCCATTACACAATTTTACGCCAGAAACAAAGAGACTAAGTTTAGTAGGGCTGCCTAATGGCCGAAGTAGATATTAGAGTCAATTCCAAAGCCGATCTTAAAGGATTTAAACAAGCCGAGACAGCGGCTATGAAATTACAAAAATCGGTAAAAAAACTAGCGGGTGCCTTTGGCCTTGCTTATGGTGCAAATGCTGTTATCAACTATGGCAAGGCCTCAATAAAGGCTTTTGCTGCAGATGACAAAGCAGCCAAGATCCTTAGCCGTACTCTTAATAATTTAGGTTTAGCTTTTGCCGATCCTGAAGTCAAAAACTTTATAGCAACTTTAGAAAAGCAATACGGCGTATTAGATGACCAATTGCGACCTGCCTATCAAAAACTTATTACGACTACAGGCGATTACAAGAAGTCTCAAAGCCTGCTTAAAACTGCTTTAGATTTATCTGCACTCAGCGGTGAAGATGTTGTTACTGTGGCAGATGATCTAGCTCGCGCTTATGTAGGTAATACTAAAGGTTTGCAAAAATACGGTTTAGGACTGACAAAAGCACAATTAGCGGCAATGTCTTTTGAGGACATTTTAAAAAGAATTGCAATTATTAGTGACGGACAGGCTTCACTGGCAGCTGATACCTATTCAGGAAAATTAAACAAACTTACTGTGGCAGGTAACAATGCTAAGGAAGTATTGGGCGGTGCATTACTAGATGCTTTAATTAAACTAGGCGGTGGTGATGTAGATAAAGCGACTAGTAAAATTGAGAAGTTATCTACAGCACTAGCAGACCTTATTCGATTAGCTACAGGCACCTCAGCCATGAGCCTCAAAGATGTTTTTGCAGGCGTAGATTTCAAATATGGTTTTATTCCAGTCAATAAGCCAAAAGCTGCAAGGTCAGCAAGTCCAGCGGGTACCTTTAAAAATCAACAAGCTAGCAAACTAGCGCGAGCCAATGCTATTAAGCAAGAAAAGGCTCTAGCGGCTTTAGCAAAATCACAAGCTGCTTCAGCTGCAGATATTCTTAAAAAGAAACAATTAAGCCTAGCCATTGACAAGGCCAACCTTGCTTTAGGTAAAGGCGCAGATGTATTTAATATGGATGCTATCCAGGTAAATGCAGCCCTTATTAGCCAGGCTGAGCAACTAGGCAAGGCAACTAGCTCAGCACAGATGTTGGCAATTGCTAATGACGTAGCCCGCCTCAACGTTAAAAAGTCTATGTATGAGCTAGAGCAAGCCATTGCCTCAGGTGACATAAAAGCCATAGAAGCTGCTACTACAAAACTTAACAAGGATGTAGAAATCTTAGGCGCGCTGCAAAATCAAAAATACACGGTTACGCAGATTGCAGATATTTTAAATGGGCTAAAGCCTAAAGAGTTAATAGATATTGCTAACCTAAAATTGGCTTTATCTTTATTATCTCAGTTAAAGATTCCTAGCCTTAATGTGCCAGGTGCTAGTTCAAAACTTGGTGGCGTGAGTGCCTCAGGTATTCCTGTAGGTGATTACATAGCGCCTGTATCCATGAAAGATGCTTTAGCAGCTTCTACAGATGCACTGATCGAATACGCGGATGCCGCTGCAGCTAGAGCCAATGCTTTTGCAGACTTACTAGACATGCAAACAGCTGCCGACATGGTGGCGTTGGCTAACAGCTCGCTGGGCAAGGTAGGCATACCTGTCTCAGGTTCGTTGCAATCTTTCCGTAATTCTGAATCGGCCTCAATGAACGCGGCCACGGTCGTAAACGTGACAGTACAAGGCTCAATACTTAGCGAACAGGATCTAGTGCAGGCAGTACAAAATGCTGTGCAAGCCAATAACCGTTATGGCAATAACCTCAATGTGGCGGGGTCTCTATAATGGCCGTACCTATTCTTAATGCTGTTATTAACTTTTCTACAGGCCCTTCATTTACACAGACAATGGTTTTAGGCACAGGCATATTAGGCACAAACCTTTTAGGCGATAGCGCCTCAGTTATTGTGGATGTATCTGACCAGGTGGACCAGCTGCGCACACAGCGCGGTAGAGATGTCCAGTCAGACCAATTTCAAACTGGCACAATGGCTATGCGGCTTATAGATCAAAACGGAGATTTCAACCCGCAAAACGTAAACAGCCCTTATTACGGCTTGCTAACGCCTATGAAGAAAGTACAGATCAGTGCCACTTATGGGCCTACTACTTACTTAATCTTTAGCGGGTTTATTACTAGCTACTCAACTGTTACACCTAAAAATGTTGGAGAGCTGCAGTACACAACTATTACATGTGTAGATGCTTTTAGATTGGCTCAAAACGCACAGATCAGTACCGTTGCAGCTGCACCTGCAGGCCAATTGAGCGGCGCTCGTATCAATGCAATTTTAGATCAGATCAATTGGCCAGCGGGTATGCGTGATGTAGATGCTGGACTTACGACAATGCAGGCAGATCCAGGCACAGCGCGTACAGCGCTAGCTGCAATGCAGACTGTCGAAACAAGCGAATACGGCGCGCTGTATGTGGACACTGCAGGCTTCTTTACTTTTCAAGACCGTAGCGTAACAGCGGGCGGATCAGGTGCCGCGGCTGTGGTCTTTAATAACACTGGCACAGGTATCAGATACTTTAATGCTGTATGGCTGCTCAATGATGCCCAGGTGTATAACTCAGCACAGATCACACGCACAGGCGGTACTACCCAATCAGCTAGCAACGCAGCTTCTATTGATAAGTATTTCTTGCACAGCTATAACCAGCAAAACCTTTTAATGGAAACAGATGCAGTGGCCCTGCAATATGCCCAGTCCTATGTGGCTTCCCGCGCTGAAACTACAGTGCGTTGTGATGCTATTACCCTGGATCTTTACACAGCCGATTATGATGCTGGAATTATCGCAGCCCTGGACCTAGATTTCTTTGACCCTGTAACTATCACTACTACCCAATCAGGTAATTCTACTTTGTCTAAAACTTTGCAGGTTTTTGGCGTAGCAATGGATATATCACCTAACCGTTGGCAAGTGACTTTTACAACTTTAGAGCCTGTCATAGATGGTTTTGTTTTAGATAGCTCTATTTATGGCTTACTCGACACTGGCGTATTGACTTACTAAGGAGAAATAATGGCAAAACAAACCTATACCACTGGGCAAGTTTTAACGGCTGCTCAGATGACCACATTGCAGGCCAACGATTACAACTGGACTGTGAGTGCTAAGACAGGTAATTACACCCTTGTAGCTGGGGATGCAGGAACTACGATCACAATGACCAGTGCTAGTGCAACTGCAATTACAGTCAATACAGGTGTATTTACTGCAGGTGATACTTTAGAGATTATCAACCTGGGAGCAGGTGTTTGTACAATTACTGCAGGCACAGCAACAGTTAGCACATCAGCTGTATTAACGCTAAAGCAATATGATGCTGGCACCTTATGGTTTAGTGCCACAGGTACGGCCGTATTTATTTCTGCAGATGCAGCTGATAGCCCATTGACGACTAAGGGCGATCTATACACATACTCAACTA